TATGGTTGGTTTGGCGCAGCTTCTGTTTAATAGGTAAAAACTGTTAAATTGAAAATGTAGTAAAACTGGGACTCTCTCATAAGGGGAGTCCCTTTTATTTTTTTATAACCCTAACCACTTAGGAGCATTAAAAATGGCAATAGATAGCGATACTCAAGGTGCAGACGCACGATTAGCAGTCCAATTCTATAAAAAAAGTGTCAAGCAAGACATAGCTTCAGAAGAAGCTGGTAGACCGATTTTTAAAGAATTTGATTTTGTGAAGATTATGATTCCTGGCGATAATTTGACAGAAATTGACACATACGCCCAAAATTCCCATAAACAGCGTTTTCCTCGTCAATGGGCGCATTACCAAAACCAAATGGGTAGCCACGAAGATGTTATTGGTACTCCAATAGACCAATGGCCTCAAGTTACTCGTAGTCAAGCAGATGAATTGCGTGGACTTAAATTTCACACAGTAGAGTCTATTGCTGACTGCTCTGACCAGCAATTACAAAGAATTGGCATGGTAGCTGGTATGTCACCGCATAATTTTCGCTTAAAAGCTAAGGCTTTCTTAAATTTAGCTAATGATTCTGCCGAAGTAGCACATAGAGAAGCAGAAATGCAAGCATTAAAGGAAGAAAATGCTAAAATAAAGGCAGAAACAGATGCGAAGCTGGCTGCTATGCAAGAGCAGATGTCAGCGCTACTTGCGGCTGTTGCGGAAAAGTCCCCCAAATCACGCAAACCGAAAGTAGTCGAGGCTTAATATGTCCCAAACAATGCTCCAGTTGGTACAACAAACCACAGCAGAGTTAAATCTCTCTGTGCCGTCTTTTGTTGTAGGCAATACTTCTCAAGATGTCCAGCAAGTTTTAGCTTTAATGAATGGCGCTGGGTATGAATTATTGAAAGAATACGACTGGCAAGCATTACAGGTACAGTACCGCTTTTATACTCAATCTTTAACCGCCAACGCCACAACTGTCAATGGTTCGTACAACTTGACTTTTGCGGCTGGCACAGATTTAAGCGCTGTTACAAGCCAATGGCAATTAACAGGCTATAACATTCCGCAAGACACTTATGTAGTGTCTGCAAATAACACCACTAAAGTCGTTGTAATGAGCCAAATGGCTACTGGTAATGGCGTACAGTCAGTTGTATGCGCTCAAACCGCCTATGACCTTCCTGATGACTTTGAAACCATTACTGACCGTACTCAATGGGACAAGTCTAAGCATTGGGAAATGTTAGGGCCAGAAGACGCACAGCAATGGCAATGGTTAAAATCTGGTTATATTTCTACTGGCCCAAGGGTGCGCTGGCGTATTCTTGACGGACAATTCCAAATATGGCCTGTAATGAATACTAATGAGTATTTAGGCTGGGAATACAGAAGCAAAGGTTGGGCAAGAAGCGCTGCTGGTGCGGTGCAAAATAGCTTTACTGCTGACTCTGACACTACTGTATTTGATGACAGAATTATGGTTTTGGCAACAAAACTTAAGTATTTTCAAGTTAAGTCTTTTGACACTACTGCTTTAATGCAAGACTACCAGCGTTATTTGTCTATTGCTAAAGCTAACGACAAAGGTGCGCCTAACCTTAGTTTTGCGCCATACCCAAGTAAAGTCTTAATTGGTTACGCTAACATACCAGACACAGGCTATGGCTCATAATGCTTTTAAGTCAGCCTAAAAAGTTTTCCGCTAAGACTGCCTCAGTACCAGCGCCTATTGGCGGTTGGAATGGGCGTGATTCCCTTGCTCAAATGGCGGCTACTGACGCTGTGCAAATGGTTAATTGGTATCCTACGCCTACTGATGTCACTATGCGTAAAGGCTATACAAAGTCATCTACAGGCATTACAGGGTCAGTAAATACCCTAATGAATTACCCTACGACTAGCGGTTATAAACTATTTGCTGTAGCAAGCACTAAAATTTATGACGCTACAAGCTCTAGTGCTACACAAGTTTATTCAAGCCTTAGTAGCGACAAATTGCAATATGTCAATTTTACAAATACTGCTGGCAACTTTCTTATTACTTGTAATGGTATAGACCCAGTTACTATTTATGACGGCACAAATTGGTTTACTGTAGCTACAACTACAACTGCACAGACTATTTCAAGTATTACAAAGTCAGGCACAACCGCTACTTTAACAACTGCTAGTCCTCATGGGCTTTTAACTAATAACAGAGTAACTATTACAGGTGCTTCTTCAAGCGAATATAACGGCACTTTTGTTATTACTAAAACAGGTGCTTCTACCTTTACTTATGTAATGGCTTCAACGCCTGCTGCCAATGCAACCGTAGTAGGAACTTATACCACTATAGGTATAACTGGCGTAGACTCCTCAACCTTTATTAATGTAAACCTATTTAAAAACCGTTTATATTTCACGCAAAAAAACACCCTTGCTTGCTGGTATTTAGATGTTAATGCTATTGGTGGTGCAGCTAACCCCCTTTATTTTGGTTCTATTGCTCGTAATGGTGGCTTTTTACAAGCTATGGGTACATGGACTATTGACGCAGGGCAAGGCGCTGACGACTATGCAGTTTTTGTTACCAATATGGGCGAAGTTATTGTTTATAACGGCACAGACCCTACTTCTGCAACCACTTGGGCATTAAAAGGTGTTTGGCAAATGGGTCAAACTTTTAACCGTAAATGCTTCTTTAAATGGGGTGGCGATTTACTTTTGCTAACTCAAGACGGTTTAGTACCACTTGCTTCTGCGTTGCAGTCTAGTCGCCTAGACCCTCGTATAAACCTTACTGACAAAATTTATTACCCCATTAGCCTAGCAGCAACTAATTATTTTGCTAATTTTGGCTGGCAAATTCAATATTTTGCAAGCGAAAATATGTTGATATTAAACATTCCTGTTACTGGTGGAATGGAGCAATATGTAATGCACACCATTACAAAGGCTTGGGCTAGGTTTACAGGTATTCAAGCGTATTGTTGGGAAGTTTCTGGCGACAATACTATGCACTTTGGTGGCGATGGTTTTGTAGGTAACTTTTATACAGACACTTCTGATGCTGGTAATAACATTAGTGCTGCTGTGCAACAAGCATATTCTTATTTTGACTCACCAGGGCAAAACAAGCGTTTTACTATGGTAAGGCCTATATTGCAGTCTACTGGTGGTTTGCCAAATGTTTTATGCGGTCTAAGCGTGGATTTTCAGCCAATAGACAATTTAGGTGCTATTTCATTTAATCCTAATACGCAAACAGGCTCAACTTGGGATACCGCCAAATGGGATGCAAACATTTGGAGTGGTGGTTTAGTAACAACTCGTATTTGGCAAGGGGTTACAGGAATAGGCTTTGCTGGCTCTATTAACTTAACCGCAGTAGCACAAGGCCTTGAATTGCATTGGGCTAGTACGGATTATGTAATGGAATCTGGAGGCGTACTCTGATATTACTTAATGAACAAAGTCTTAAAGATTGGGCAATTAAACATAAAATGCCTACTCCAGACGGGTCACATTATTTAGGTCAAGTATTAGATGGACAGATTAGAGCAGTTGTAGTTTATTGTGGTTTTTTTGGTAAATCTTGCATGATTCATGTAGGGTCAGAAGGGCAGCATTGGGCAACTAAAGACTTCCTTAAAGAGGTCTTTAATTACCCTTTTAACACATTGAAATTAAAGGTTATAATTGGCACAGTTGCAGGGAATAATGAAAAAGCCCTCAGACTAGACCGACACCTTGGTTTCAAAGATGTTGCCATAATTCCTGACGCACATGACGATGGGGATTTGGTCATTTTAGAAATGCGCCCAGAATATTGTAAATGGGCATAAGGAGAAGGTAATGGGAGCAGGCTCAACTTTTACGCAAGGCGCTAATGCTAATACGGCTAATCCGTATGCTGGCACTACAAGTCCTTATTTTGGCGCTGCACAAGCACAAAGTCTTGGCAATTTAGCTGGCGCACAACAAGCTACTCAAGCTAATAGAGTAAACCAAGTTACCCCTTATGGAAGTCTTAATTATTCCCAACAAACTGACGCTAATGGCAACCCTTCATGGACAGCTACGCAGTCTTTAAGCCCTGAATTACAAGCACTTACGCAGTCATCTTTACAAGGGTTACAAGCCTCACAAGCTAACCCTATGTATGGTATTAACCCTGGTCAGACATATTCAGACGCTATTATGCAGCGTTTACAGCCACAAATTGCTCAGTCTGACGAACAACAAACTGCTGCGTTGGCTAACCAAGGTATTGTCCCTGGCACACAGGCTTATGACAATGCTATGCGTACATATAACCAGCAAAAGAATGATTTGCTAACAAGCGCCCAAATTCAAGGTATGAATACAGGTTTGCAAGCACAACAATTACAAGGCACACAAGCTGGTCAAATTAAGTCTTTGGCTACTCCTAACCTTATTAATGCACCGCAACAAGCTGCGGTTGCTGGCCCTGATTACACAGGTGCTTTGGCTACTCAAACTAACGCTAATATTGCAGCGCAAAACGCACAATTAGGACAGCAAACAGCTAATACTGCTGGTTTGTATGGATTAGGTTCTGCTGGCATTTTAGGTCTTGCAGCTAACCCAGGTCTTATTGGTAGTGCATACAATGGTTTAAGTGGTTTATTTGGTGGTGGCGCAACACCTGGTTTAGGTCAAACAACAAATTGGTTAGGTCAAGTAGTAACTGACCCTACCTATGGACAAGGCGGTAGCGCACTTAATTTTGCTAGTCAAGCAGCAAACCCTGGTAATTTATTAGGCGTATAAATGTTTAAAAGCAAACATTCTGGTTGGACATGGGACTTAAAGCGCACCCCTTTTGGCCCTGGTGGCGGTGGCTTTATTTCTTCTATTACTGACCCTATTTCTAGCGCATTAGGTACAGATGGTGGTGGAGGTGGAGCATTAGGCGCTTTAGCTTCTATTGACCCTGGCCCTGCTATTGGTAGTGGTTTAGCTTCTGTAGATAAAGCTGTAAACCAAATACCTGGCGGATGGATTACTGTAGCTGGTTTAGCTGCTGGTGGCGCTGCACTTGCTTATGCTCCTGAAGTAATGGCTTTGGCTGCTTCAGAAGGAATAACACCAGAAGCTGCTGCTATTGCTACAGGCACAGCACCTATTGATGTTGTTACAGGTGCTGAAGTACCGCTTGACACTTTAGGTACTGATGTATTTGCTGGTTATTCTCCAACTGGTTCTGTTGCTGGTACTGCTGGTGAAACTGTTGGTTCTTATGGCGCTGGTGGTGCTGGTGTTGCTGGAGGCGGTGGTGGCGGCGGTGGTGGCGGTGGTGGTGCTGATATTGGTTTAGGTACTAATGCTCCTTTACAAGGCCCTACTTATGGCGAATTAGGTGTTACTGGTGTCCCTGAAGGTGGCGCTGGGCCAACTTATGCAGAAATGGGTAATACAGGTTTAAACACTCAAGAAGCTATTGCTGCTGCTGACGCTGCTTCACAAAAAGCGGCATTAATAGACGCATTAAAAACTGCCAACCAAGTAAGACAAGTTGCAAGCACAGCAAATAGTTTGTCTAAATTATTGTCACAAGGCGCTGGCTCAGGACTTTCTAGTTCATTAGGGCAATTAGCTAAAGGCGCAAATCCGCAAGGACAAGCACTTACTTCTTTAGTGCGTGGCAATACAAACCCATTTGCATTTACAGCACAACAACCAATTCAAAATGCTAAACCAATGGATTTAAGTTCATTAGCTAATTTACTAAAGCAGGGATAATCATGGCAGACTTAACTGAACAACAATTACTAAGCACAGACCCTGAAGTATTGGGCTTACAGCGTCAGCGTCAATTAGCTAACCTATTGACTGGACAGGCTTTTAACCAGCCACAAGGTCAAATGATTAGTGGACATTATGTAAAACCTTCAGGACTTCAACAAGCATTGCCAATGATTAATGCTGCTATTGGTGGATTAACTAATGCTAATTTAGATGAAAAACAATTAGCTTTAGCAGAAGCGTTGCGTGGCAAAAGCACAAATGAAATGAATGAATATGCAAGATTAATAAAAGTAAACCCTGATGCTGCTGCTGAATTTGCTAGAAATGCTAAAACTCCTGAAGTAAGAGCTTTAGGAATTAAATCTTTAACTCCTGAAGAATATACATTAAGTCCTGGTCAAGTTCGTTTTAAAGGTGGTCAAGCAATAAATACTGCAGCGCCAGAACCTAAACTTCATGTAGTTAAAGGAAATTTAGTAAACGAACAAGGTAAAGTTGTTTATGCCGCACCTGTAACAGCAGAAGAAAAAGCTAATCCTGCTGAAGCTGGTTTGCGTAGTTCTTTTTTAAATCAAGCAACGCCCCATATTCAAATTAGTCAAGCGTATCGCAAAATTGAAACTGCACCTGATACGGCTGCTGGCGATATGTCTAAAATCTTTGGATTTATGAAAATTCTTGACCCAGGTTCTACTGTGCGTGAAGGTGAATATGCTTCTGCTGAAAATGCAAGAGGTGTACCTGATACAGTTAAAGCACAATATAACAAAGTTATTAGTGGTCAAAGGCTTACACCAACACAACGCACACAATTTACACAGGCTGCTGGCGATATTGTTAATAGTCAAAAACAACAATTTGAAGGTCAAAAGAAATATTATTCAGACATTGCTGCTAAAAGCAGAATTGCACCTGAAAGCATTATTTATGACCCTTATGAAGGACTTAATTTGCAAACTACACCACAAAAACAAGTTAAACCTGTTGCCAATATTAATCAACAATTAGGTGTACCACAAGCTACTGGTGGTTGGAATATTCTTAGCGTAAATCCTTCAAAGTAAAAATATGGCTCAATATACCGTACAAGCTCCCGATGGAAATACAATCACTTTAGAAGGCCCTGAAGGCGCTTCTCAAGCGGATGTTATTGCACAAGCACAAAAACTTTATCAACCAAAAACACAAGGGATGCCTACTATTGGGCAATTTGGTGAAACTGGTGGTGGTGCTGCTGTTGGTAGACCTCAAGGTATTAACCGTACTAATGTATTGCCAGAGCCTCGCCCATTAGAATCAGCTATGGCTGGTGCTACTAAGTCATTTGTAGACCCATTATTAGCTGGCGCACAATTAGCCACAGGAAATGCACCAAGAATTAATGAATTAGTGCAAAAACTTGCTAAAGAAAGTGGTCAATACCAAGAAGCTAACCCAGTTCCTTATGGCGTTGGTCGCATTGGTGGTGCTGTAATGCCAGCAATGGGCGCTGCTAAAGTTATTGGTGCTATTCCTTCTTTTGCTAAATTAAACCCTTATTTGCAAGCTAGTGCTATTGGCGGAACAGTTGGTGTAGCTACACCAGAAGAAACTGGCAAAACAGGACAACCTTTATATCAAGAAGCGGCTAAACAAGCTACTATTGGCGCAGCATTAGGCGCACCAACACCATTGTTAGGAAAATTAGCCGATGTTGGTATTCATGCTGGTAAATCACTTGCAGAACCTTTTTATCAAGGTGGACAAAATCTTATTCTTGGTCGTGCATTGCGTCAATTTTCTGGTAATGATGCAGAAAAAGCTATTGCCAATTTAAGAAATGCCAAAGAATTAGTGCCAGGTTCTATGCCTACAGTTGGAGAAACCGCTGGTGTACCTAGTCTTGCGTCTGCACAAAGGGCAGCAATAGGTTCTTCACCAATAGCTACAAATGCTTTAGCTGGTCGCCAATTAGCCCAAAATGAAGCTAGGACTGCTGCGCTTGAAAATATTGCACCAGAAACTAGAGTTGCTAAATATTCTAATATTAGAGAAGAAGTAGCCAATGATTTATATGACAAAGCATTAAATGTTAAATTGGCTTTAGCGCCAGAAGATGAAAAGATTGTTAGCGAATTAATTAAAACTCCTGCTATTTCTAAAGCAATGAATGAAGCAAAAATAAACGCTGCTAATAGAGGCGTAGACATTGCTGACCCTGCTGGCTCTATGCGTGGTTTGCATGAAACTAAAATGGCTTTAGATGACCAAATTGCAACAGTTAAAACTAAATTAGAAAAGTCTGGCACAGGTGCTACAAGCGCAGAATTACGCAGTTTAATTTCTGCTAAAGACCGTTTATTAGGATTTATTGAAGATGTAAATCCTGCTTATAAAGAAGCAAGTTCTACATTTGCAAGACTTTCTAAACCAGTAAACCAATTAGAATCTATTGCTAATTTGGCGCAAAAATCAGTTTCTCCGCAAACACAAACAATTTATGCCGCTAATTTTGCAAGAGAATTAGATAAAGTTAAAAAAGAAGGTATTTTGTCTAAACAGCAATTAGCAAGATTAGAAGCTATTAGCGAAGATTTACAACGAGGAACATACGCTAAAACTGCTGGCGCTGGCATAGGTTCTAACACAATGGAAAAGTTGGCATATAACAATATGCTTCAACAAGTAAATCTTCCTAATATGCTTAGAAGGCGTGGTTTGGCTGAAACTGCTGGCAATATTCTTGCTAGAATTAGCGATGTAGGATATGGCGCTGCAAACAAACAATTAACTAATAAAATGGCAGAGGCTTTACTAGACCCTAGAAAATCTGCTGCATTAATGAAATTAGCTGGCAAAGCAGAAACAGCTTCTCATTTAACGCCAGAACAAGCAAATATAGCTAGAATTTTGGCAACACAAGCTGCCCAGAATATGATTAAAGGAGTTGGAAATGAGTAGAAACGGTAGCGGTACATATACTTTGCCTGCTGGAAACCCAGTAGTTACAGGCACAACCATAACAACTACATGGGCTAATACTACCCTTAATGACATTGCTTCTTCATTAACAGGAAGCGTAGCTGCTGATGGTCAAACTCCTATGAGTGGTAGCCTTAATATGGCTAATAACAAAATTATTTCTGTTTTAGACCCTACTCTTGCTCAAGACGCTGCTACTAAAGCGTATGTAGACGCTGTAGGTTTTACTGTAGCGCCAGGCACTTCAGGCAATCTTTTAACCTCTAATGGAACTATTTGGACTTCTGCTGCTCCTGCTGTTTCAGTACCTACTGGCGTTATTAATATGTGGCCTACTGCTACTGCTCCTACAGGTTATTTATTATGTACAGGCACGGCAATTTCTCGCTCTACTTATGCTGCTTTGTTTGCTGTTATTGGCACTACATTTGGAGTAGGCGATGGCTCTACTACATTTAACTTGCCTAACTACACAAACCGTATGCCGTATGGTACAACCGTTGGAGCAACAGGTGGTTCTGCAGATGCTGTTGTTGTTTCACATACTCATACTGCAACGGTAACAGACCCTGGACATTTACACGCTGGCGGTTGGGTTCAATCAGGCAATCTTTCTAGGGCAAATACTGATACAACGGGTTCTTATTCAAATACTGCTTCTGCATTAACAGGAATTTCCGTTGCAAATAGCACTACTGGTGTAAACGGCACAAACGCTAATTTGCCCCCTTATCTTGGTATTAACTTCATTATTAAGGTTTAATATGACTATTGTTATTGCTAAACTAACTGATTCTGTTTTTAAAGATGGAAATACAATTCTTAATTTGGGTCTTATAATTCCTGAAGGTGTTGTAAACCTTTATTGGTTTGGTACAAGTGGGTGGATTGATTCTGATATTCGTATTGACATTACAGAGCTTCCACAATGGGCTAATGATTGTATGGTTAAATATGAAGAAGCATTGCCTGTGCCACCTGTGCCTTCTACTCCTATAGAAGTTTGTTATACCACTGCTTGCACTTTGTTATCAGAAACAGATTGGACTCAAATACCTAATAGTGGATTGTTAAATGTAAATGAATTTTCTATTTATAGACAAGCTGTACGAGTATTAGCTTTAAACCCAGTAGAAAGTCCTGTATTTCCTATTAAACCTACGGAGCAATGGTAATGAACTTTACATTCACATGGATATTAGACAAGTTTGGCTTTACACCCAAAATTGAAACATTTGACTTTCCTGTCAAACCTGCTGCCAAAAAAGTAGTTAAAAAGACTGTTAAAAAAGCGACTACTCGCAAACCGAAATCAAAGTGAGCAATCTTGTGGAAATCGACCCTGTAAAATTTGGCGTTACTTGGCAAAAAGTAGAAGCAATGGAGTATGAAGTAGCTGAACTGCGTAAAGATGTTAAGCAACTATTAGAGTTAGCCAATAAGGGTCGAGGAGGCCTGTGGGCTGGCATGATGGTGGTTTCTGCAATTTCCGCTTTTGTAGGTTTTATTAGTCAATACCTTACTAATAAATGATTAAAAGTAGGACAATGTGGTTTTCGTTTGCGTTGGTTATTTTTGGCGCTTTATTTGACAATTTTTCCTATGTTCAAGACATTATTGACCCTCGATACTATGGTGTGTGCCTTATTATTCTTGGCATTATTACTGGTATTTTGCGCTTTTTAACAACACAGCCTTTGGATGAGAAATGATTGACTATGCAAAGTTGGCAATACTTGGTGCTGTGTTATCTATTGCTTTCGGCTCTGGGTGGTGGTTGGGCTATTCACGATATGTTGAATACAAGAAATCAGTTGAAATTGCCGCCAAAGTACAAGAAGCAAAAATTGAGTCAATCACTAAGCAACAAGCCTTAGTCACTAAAGGAATTGAAAATGAATATGAAGCTAAGTTGTCTGCTATTCGTAACTATTACAAGTCTACAAGCGTGTGGAACAATAACACCAGCAAAGTGTCAGGACTTTCCGCAACCCCCAGCGCAACTGATGTTATCGCCTCCTACAACTTACTTGCTGAACAATGCGCTGAAACCACAGCCCAAACTATAGCTTTGCAAGACTGGGTCAAACAACAAATAGGTATTAAATGAGTTTTAAAGAATGTTTAGACATAGTGTTAAAGTCAGAAGGTGGTTGGGTAAATAACCCAAATGACCCAGGTGGCGAAACAAATTTAGGCGTTACCAAGCGTGTTTGGGAAGAATATGTAGGACACCCTGTAGAAAGCCTTAAAAAGCTAACTAAGGAAGATGTAGCACCTTTGTACGAATTAAAATACTGGAGGCCTTGTTATGGAGAAGTATTACCTAGGGGACTCGACTTGCTTAGTTTTTCCATGGGCGTTAATGCAGGGCCAGGCAGAAGCGTTAAATTGCTTCAGCAATCTATTGGATGTGTACCTGACGGAGTTATTGGCTCAAAAACAAGAGAGCTTATTTCCGCCAGTAATTGTGCAACTCTTATCGCTAAATTCTCTGAAGTACGCAGGGAATACTACCGTTCACTAAAGACCTTTCCTATATTTGGCAAAGGTTGGCTTGCAAGAGTAGACGCTGAAGAAAAAGAAGCCCTTATGATGGCAAAAAATGGGTAAGTCCTTGCCAAAATATATACCCAAAAGTAGCAACAAA